AAAGGACAACTTGGATTAGAACCAACATTTGATTTATATATAAAACATCTTTGCGATATATTTGATGAAGTTAAAAAAGTTCTAAGAGATAATGGAACTTGTTGGGTGAATCTTGGTGATAATTATATTGGGGGAGGGGGAGGGAATTATGGTTCTGGTATAAGTTCAAAACAGGGTGATAGTCATGAAACAAATATGAAAAATAGACCAGAATTTATTAAAGCAAATAAAATACAAAGTAAATCTCTTACAATGATTCCTTTTCGCTTTGCTATAGAGATGGTTAATCGTGGGTGGATTTTAAGAAATACAATTATTTGGCACAAGCCGAGTTGTATGCCAAGTTCAGTTAAAGATAGATTCACAGTAGATTTTGAATATCTTTTTTTCTTTAGTAAGAAAAAGAAATATTATTTTGAACAACAATTAGATAAAACAATAACAAAAGATAATACTATAAGAGATCGTGACACAACAAAATTAAATAATACTCCAGGAAGAACAAGGATGGGTGGACTTAATATAAATGATTATGATTTGAAAAACAAAAGAACAGTATGGACAATAAACCCGAAACCATTCAAAGAAGCACACTTTGCAGTTTATCCAGAAGAACTTTGTGAAACTCCAGTTAAAGCAGGTTGTCCTGAAGGAGGAATAGTCCTTGATCCTTTCTTTGGTTCAGGAACAACAGGGTTAGTTGCATTAAAACAAAATAAGAAATTTATTGGAATTGAATTGAATAAGAAATATATTGAGATTGCAAATAAAAGATTACTTCCACATTTGGAACAAACTAAATTAACTAAAAATGTTTAAATGACTTTAAAAACATTAACCTAAAATGGATAGAAAAAGAACTTTCTTTAGATTTTGTAAGAAATGTGAAGATAAATTTACTCCAACAGGAAGATTCAATTTTATGTGTGAAGATTGCCACGAAAATAAATACAAGTATATTTGTGACAAAAACAGGAAAAAATCGAAAATCAAAGAGTAGAAACGTCAATTTGAGCTATTTCTAGATTATTCTAGCTTTATCACTGCTTTTTTGTTCGTGATTCTCCTAAAAAATATAAATAAAGTTCAAACCAAAATATCCCAATTATAAGTATAAAGAAACCTACCCCTATTAATCTTAATATTATCTCCATCTTTATCTTTCCTGCACAACTAAGGTGCAGTTTTTCCTCCAACAAATTCTGCTGTTCCAATATGACTTTCAATACAAATTCTGTCAAAATCACATATAGTTATAAATTTATTCCAACTTGGAGGATTCCCATGCAATCCCTGTAATATCAGAATTGCTTTACCTCTTCTTTGACATAAAAATAATCCTCTCTTATATCTCATTGCTCTTGATTTACCATTATAGTTATGTTCATATTCAAAGTAGATAACATCCCCTTCCCTTAATTCATTAATATTTGCTTGTCTTAATTTTACCATTTTTATCTATTGTGAACCTTTATGGTTCCTATTTGCTTTTTTAATTCTGATTGATTTCCCCATTGTTCTGCCATAGCTTTTGCAATTCCTGAAAAAGTCTTGCTTTTCTTTTTAGCATCCCAATTCGCAGTAAATTTTGAATGTTTCCATCCTTTATTACAAATATAATATTCTGGATTTATTTCTCTGGATAATGTATTTGTTGATTGAAGCTTTGGCAAATCTTTAATCCATAATAAAGTTGTCTTCTGTGATTTATGTCCAAAATAAAAAGGTTGAATTATTTGTGTTTCTTTTGGCATTTTAAAAACTTTATGAGGAACAGGATTTTCAATAACAATTCTTGGAATATTAGCATTAAGCAATGTCATAAAAAACTCTTTTGTTTTCAATCCTTTTTCATATCTTTCTTTATTCAATTCTCCTTTTGGAAAAAGCCATCTTGTTCCTGCTCTTGAAATATAAGTACAAGGAGGAAATGCAATCATTAAATCCCAACCTTCATCTAAGTGTTTTAAAACATCTCCTTTAATATGCCATTCAGGATGCCCTCCACTACAATCTAAAATATCACAAGAATATGTTTCGTGTCCTAACTTTCTAAATGCTTTACAAACTTCTTGACTTTCTTCACAGGCAATTAATATTTTCATTTTATCTTTTACGCACCTCTTTAGTTCCTAAAATACAGAGCATTGAAGGAAAGGTTGCTGTATTTTTTTGCCCTGCAAACTTTATCCTTCCACTAAAAAATAAGATCCTTGCTTTTGATTCTAAAAGCCTTGCATAATATTTTGTTGAAGTATCTGCCTTTAACAACATAACAATAGTTTTCCCTTTTTTACTTTCTTCTATTGCTTTCTCAACCCAAGGAAGAGGATTTGAATAAGGAGGATTCACGTAAGTTTTCATTTCCCATCTAATATTTAACCCATCAAAAACTGCATTAATTGGACATGGATCAAACCAATTTTCAAAGACTTTCATTAACCAATTAGGTGTTCCATAATTATCATTAGCCATTTTATTTTATATTTGAATCATTTCCTTTAATTTTATTATATCTGCTTTCTCTTTTTTTATTTGTTTATTGAATAAATTCATATCAATTAATATCTCAACGTTTTCCCTAACAAGTTTATGCAATGTTTCTGGGTTTAAGGCATCAACTTCCCATGATACTTTTCCATATTTTTCAATATATCCTGTTGATCTTGGGTCTTTAACTTTTGCAGGATTTGGAGGAGGATTAAACTGTTTGATTTGTTTCATAGTTAATCCAATTGGTCTAACTTGAAAAGCAGGATTACTTTCATCATCATCTCCAACAAAATCAACAGCATCTCCAATTAAAAATTCACAACTTCTCTGATGAATATCTCTAATCATGTCAAGACCTGAAGGATCATGATCTCCAAGATAAAGAACAACAACTTTTTTTCCTTCATTAATTTTATTAGAAAATCTTCTATAAGCATCATACATTGCAGAAGTAGAAGAGTAACCTTTGTTTACAATCAATTTTATATGATAATGTTCAGTAATTCTTTTTAGAACACCAGATAAAGCATCTTTTTCTACCCACAATTCAACATGAACTTTCTGTCCATCTTGTCTATCTAATCTATATTGATTGATTGTATCGTTAATTGCATCTTCAATATCATCTACAGAATAAGGAATATATGGAACCCTATTTCTATCTTCTATCGCAGACCAATCAACAACCCCCCCCATTCTTCCTTTTGTTAAGAGTGTACTTAGTTTTGCATATTCTTTTGTTAGATTTGGAACTATATCTCTTGAAACAAGTTGATAAAATAATTGCCTCAAAGTTAATTTATACCCTTCCATAGAATATTCATCGATAATCTCATTTATTGTTTCTAATAATTCTTTGTTCTTCTGATTCATATGTAATCCATCCCTAAACCTTTGTTTCATTTTTTAACTTTCCCTTGATTTAATTTTTCAACATATTCTGATGGAAGCTTATTAATATCTTCTTTAGAAATTTGTTTTTTGAAATAATCCATAGTCTTTTGTTGTTTTGGAGTTAATGGTTTTTGGTCTCGTAGAACTTGAAAAGCATATTGCTGATACATTCTATCTGTAGGTAATAACCAACCATTCTCAAAAAATAATCTCCATAGACATTTTTCTCTACTTTCTGTGTTCCGTTTATTTCTATCCAAAATTTCAAGTAATTCTGGATTTAATCTTAAAATTTTAATTTGTGGTCTAATGTAAACCTTATCTTTAAAATCTTTATTAGGAATCAAAATTATCTCATCTTCTTTATTTGTTATTACAAAATCAGCATTTTTTTGATTATCTTCTAATGATGGTTTTACATTATTTCCAACAAATTTTGCTTCAATAAAAAATTCTTCTCCTTTAATATTTATACATTTAAAATCATAAGGAGAAAGTGATGTATCATGAGAAAGCCAAACAACCTTACTAAACCTTTTTTTAAGAAAATCATAAACTTGTCTTTCAAATTCTCTCCCTATTAGAACAGCATTACTTTGCATCTTTAACCTCTACCTTTTTTATTTCCACAAAATCATTATCTTTTAATGTTTTATCTTCTTTAGGAATAGTTACTCTCCTCTGTTTATTTTTATCCTCTCTAACTCTTGAAATTATCTTCCTAACCATAGGATATATAGGATATTTATCCTTTTAAATGTATTGTTTAAAAGTTCAGAAAACCCTACACCTAAAAAAAGAAAGAAAAATAAAAAATAAAAAGTTTAGAAATTACTTTGTTGCTTCTAAAATTGTCTTTAACTTTCCAAGTTTTTTCATATATGTTTGGATTAATTCTATTATCAAATCTAAATCTGGCGTAAAATCTATGCTAATGTAACCTAATTCTTTTCCACTTATTGAATCGATCATATTTCCATTAACTTTAATAGTTTCATCATCTAGTTCAATATCATCAATATCATAAGAAACATTTGGGTATAGATAACTTGTAGAATCTTCTTCACCACACTGTTCTATATCTCTTTTTTTAGCTTCTTCTTTTGTCGCTTCAATAGTTTTTCTATCCAAATTAAGATATATTTCTTCACTCATCTTTTTTTTAACCTCCTTTCAATTATCTCTGTCAGCCGAGTTCCGTTTTCACAGAAATTATTGCCGACTATGAAATTTTAGTTAAAATATATAAGAATTATTTATTTAAAAATGTTTGTTTAGAATTATACGACCTCAGAGAGGGTGTGGATCTCTGGGGAAAAAGAGGGGTGATCTTCATCTTTGGGTGGATGAATATAAAATAAAAATACAAAAAATTAATAACTTAGAATCTATCTTTTCTTCCTTCTTACTGTTCTTCTAGCTGCTTTTCTACCAGCTCTCCTTGCAACTCGTTTAACTTTTCTCTTCACTCTTCTTACAGCTTTTTTGACTCTTCTTCCGTTTACCATTATGTTAACCTCCTCGACTATGATTTGTGATTTAAAATATGAAATCCTTCCTATTTTTTTCTTTTCTAATTTTCTCAAGCCTCACTTTTTGATGTCTAGCAATTCCATCTTGAATAATTTTATTTCTTTCAGGAAAAGATTTCATTCTTAATTTCTTCAACTCTTGTTCAGATAAAACTGCTGTAATTAATTTTCTTGCCATTTTAAACTCTACTAACGGCATCTGCCGTTGCTGATAATAATCCAACTCCCATCAAAGCTGTAACACCACCAATAATAATATCTCCTGTGGCAGTTCTACGTCTCTTCATTTTCTTTTTCTTCTTAAACTTTAATCTATATGATTTTAGTTTTGGTTCTGCCATTTTATTTTTTCTTCCTAAAATCTCTTGCAAACTTAAGTGCTAATGATTTTGTTTTGAATTTTCTTTCTTTGATAATTCCCTTTTTACCAATTAACCAGAATGCATGTCCTTTAATTTTTCCATCTGCACTTCCAGCATCCAATACTATTGCTACTTTATTACCTTTTTTCCATCTAGATTTCCCTGTTTTTTTCCATTCTTCTGTTGCCATTTTATTTATGTTTCTTTACTTTGAACATCCTACCTATTCTTGTTAAGGCTAATCCAACACGACGTCTTTTTCTAGTTCTTCTTACAAAATCTTTTCTTTTTTTAGTAACACTTACCATGATTTATTAAAAGGTTTTGTTCGTTGACCTATTTTTTCCTCCCTTGTTTTTCTAGCCTCTTCTCTCATCTCCTGTGTCCTTTTCATATTCTCTTCCCTTCTAGCTAAATTCTTTTGAGTGTATTCTGCAAACTTTCCAAAAGCAGATCCTGGAGCAGTTTGATTCTTGTTAAGGTTTCTCAATCTATTTTGAGCCCTCATCTTTTGAATCCCTGATTTCTCTGCTGCTTCTTTCTTTGCTTGAGCTTTCGCAACCTCTAAAGCATTCTTTCTGAATTCTTCTTGGAAAATCCTTTTCTTTTCAAAATCAACTTCCAGTTGCATCCTAGCCAACTCTTCCTTTTCTTGTTGTTTCTTTTGCTGATTTTGCTGAAACTTTTCCTTCAGATTTTCCAGAAGATTCTCAAACATTATCTACTCCTAGTTCCTCTCATTATCTCTCCGAGTGATCCGTTTTTAATAAACACAACTATTGTGAATATTAAAGCTGCCAATGCCCCGAACAATATAATCAGAGTAGCTATTGATCTTGTACCACTATCAGTTAAATAACCATCAGGATTGTAAGTATAACTTACATTAACTGTTTCTCCAACTTGATCTGTAGCAGTATCGTTTGCTGTTATGAAAATTGTTTTAGATCCACTGATAAGTCCATCACTAATAATCAATCCTGTGAATTGACCTTGACTAGCATTTGTACTATTAGTTACTAATCCAACTCCTACCAAATCTCTTCCAGTTGTTGCAACAGAAACATTAACTGCTCCAACAACAACAGATTCATTTGTTAATGTAAAAGTATTTGTTTGATTAAAAATAGAATCACTAATACTTGTAAGAAGGACAGCTGCGATAATTACTCCAACAAAGACAGCTATGATTGCTTTTCCATCTGAATTGAAAACATTATTTGCCATTAATTTTACTCCTCAAATTTTACTAGTATATTTTACTATTTAAAATCTGTTAAAATATTTATTTATTTCCAATAATTCTATCAAATAACCACGCAATCATTATCGCTGTAACAAAGGTTAGGAAAGCAAATATAACACTAAATCCTCCAACAGCTAATCCAGCTAATAATATAATTGGAACAGCAAAAGCGATTGTTGTATCGAATCCAAATTTTAATCTATTTGTAACAACAAAATATAAGATAGCAATTAGAACAACAGCTAGGACAACATTTCCTACTATTTCATTTACTAGGATGCACCTAAAATCTAAAAGTTCACAGGCAGCCATATTTTTTAATCTCCATTTTAATCTTTATTCTTCACCCATTCTACAACAGTGAAAACATAAATTGTTATTAGAGGAACCATTAAGAAAGTTCCCAATACAGGATTTAATGAAATTAAATAAGATCCTATGAAAACAAAATCAGAAGCTAATAATGAAAGTGAAAATGCTATTGGTATGAATATTCTTTGCTCACTTGGTATAAACAATGATCCTACTATAACTGTCCCTCCAAGTATCAAAGATCCTATTCCTGTTGCACTATCAAATAAACTTGTTATTTGACCTATAAATTCTGTGAAGAAACTAAGAGATAAAATATTTTGAATATCTATTACTGAATTTAATATTATTGATCCTAGGGAACATCCTACTGTTGTGTTACAGATTTGTCCTGTAGCTATGAAAAACAAATCTATCATTATTAATATTGTTAAATATGTTACTACTTTTCCCATTTTATATTCTCCTTATGAATACCCTCCTTAATACGAAGAAAGTGGATACACCTGTTGAGATAATAGCCACTCCAAATTGATTACTGAGTTGTGATAATCTATTTATTCCTGATGAATCTGTTGAAGATACTAAACCAGTGTCTAGCCATCCGACAAGACTAAATGCCCAAATTAATAAAGTTGCAACGATAACTTTACTTTCACTTGTATCAATTACTTCTCTTCTTGTTAAAAAAATCATTATTGCTGAAATTGAAAATATAACCATCAAAATTCTCATAAAATCACTGAAACCATAAGTTGTAAATAATGTTAACTGACGATAGATTGAATAATCTCCTTCAAATTCAATACTCACAATCCATATTCTTTTAACAGTGATTGTTTCCGTTGCTGTTTGTATAATATATGTTCCGATAAGTCTTGTTTGATTTCCTGTATTTGCTATCCCTGAAATTAAACCTTGAGAGGATTGACTAGCAAATAGAAGTTGAGTATTTGTTGAGTTAGTTATATTTAAACTCATTAAAGTTATTGTTTCATTGGAACTAACAAAGAGTGTAAAATTTACATCTGTATTATTTGCAAGTGTACCATTTATAGGAGTTATATTATATAATAATCCTCTTGCAATAGTTGTTCCATTTCCGATTACTGCAACTCCTGTTCCCATAACAACTGTTCTTGTATCTGCAGCAGGAACAAATGAAAAAGTATTATCTGCAAATCCAGTTTTACTAAATGTAGCAGTGTAAGTTTCATCAGGATCTAAAAAGAAAGATATGAATCCAGACCCATCTGTGAAACCTGAAGTAACATCTATTAAACTTCCACCTAGAATTCTTGTTATTACTGCTTTTACATCTGTTATTGTATCACCTGTAATCGTCGCTGTTTTAAATGGACTAAATATTCCCAATGCTGTTGGAAGAAGAAATAGAATTTGAGTAGCTGTAACATTTGTTAAAGCAGTTGTAAGTGAGAAACTTCTTTGTTGACTTATATCATTATTGTAAGTTAAATTAACATTTATATTGATTGTTCTTTCACTTGGAATTCCACAGAAAGTATAATTTTGATTTTCTGTTGCACTTGTAAATGAAAAACTTTTACTTGCATCAGATAATAAACCTAATGAATAAACCCATGTGGAAGTAAATGTTGCATTAACATTTTCTTGAGCTAAGGTTTCATTTCTAAAAGTAAAATTAATGTAAGGAACTGTTAATGTTCCATTACAAGCTCCAAATAATGTTGCTGCGATACTTTGTTGATTATCTGTTCCTTGAATTTCTTTTCCACCTAATGTAAAATTAAAGTTAAAAGTTTTATTTCCAGTTCCTGATAATACACCAATAGTTCTAGATAAATTATAATTATTTCCTGCAATGTTTGTTGCTACTCCTCCTGTAAATGTTGTTCCATTATATATTAATTCAACATCTTGAGGGGCAGTATTATTTGTTGTTATATTTATTGTAAATGTTTCTTGTTTTGTTTCAAATGAACTTGAATTAAAAAATATTGCATTTTGGAAAGCAGAATAAGTAAAAGTTCTATTAGTTGTTCCCGAATTTCCAACAGAATCATTAGCATATAAAACTATTTCTTGAGCTGATGAATTGGTTACAACTATTGTTGTTGTATTATCTGCACAAGTTACGGTTGTGTTAATATCATTAAGGAGAATTCTACATGTGTCTATATTAATATCAGAAACATTCCAATTAATTTTTAAAGTTTCTCCAGAAACTTGATAAGGAACAAAACCAAACGGAGAAGTTATATTCATATTTTGTGGTGCTGTAGTATCTATAGTAAATCTATTATGTACTTGAGTTCTTTCAATACTATTATAAGCTTCCCATACTACATTATAAACTTTGTCTGAAAGTGTTAAATCAAAACTATAATTTGTATTAAGAGTACTTGTGTTTGTTTGATTCAAAGTTCCATCAACAAAAATACTAACATTAATTAAAGATCCTGATCCATCTACATCTGCCGTTACATTTAAAATTCCAGAGGTAAGGATTGAATTATTTGCAGGGAAAATGTTTGTAATTTCTGCACCAAATTGATTAGTGAATGTGTTTCCCAAACCTCCATTCCATAAATTAGTTTCAATTTCGGCATTAGTTAATGATCTATTCCATTGTCCAAACTCATCAACATTCCCAATATGACCTGTTGAACCACCTGTATCAGAACCAAACTTTAAAGGTCTTAATTGACTTATTGCACCTGATGAACCAGCCGAAACTCTAAAATCTCCATCATAAAATAGTGAAAAATTATTACTATCTCTTTTTAAAGTAATCATGTGCATAATTCCATCTGTTGCATCAACACTAAAAGTTAAATTTTGAGGATTGTTTTGGAAGAAAGCATTAATTTGAGTATTATCAACTTGAAAACAAAATCTTGCTCCTGTGTCGTCAGGACAACCTTGACCTATTGCTCTTTTTAAAGTATCTTCTGTTTGATTAAACCAAAAATTAATTGTGAAGTCAGCTGTTTCAGGAAGTAATACAGAAGTATTAATTGATTCTGTTGTTGCTGTGAGTTGATATGCGTTTCCAATTATTCCCTTCGCTGTTGTTGTTGCTCCGAAATTTGTTCCATTTGTGGTTACTGTGCTATCATTGACAACATTTGTAAAAACCTCTTCTGTGAATTTAAAATATTGAACAAGACCACTATTTAAAGATGCTATCCATTCTGCGTGTCTTGAAACTTGTTTTCCTATTATTGTCCAAATTCCATCTATTCTATCTCCTATTTCAACATTAGTTTGTAATCCTATTCTTATATTACCAATAGGAATATCTCTTGAAATATAAGGAAGCCACGTTTCATAATTTTCAGTTCCAGATAAAATATTATCACAAACTAATGTTTTGTTTCCTAATTGATTGCATGATTCTGTATAGACATCTCTTTGTGCAGTTCCCCAATAAACAAAATTATAATCTCTATCAATAATTTCTCTTGTTTTAACATCAATAAATTCTACATCTCCAAGTCCATTAGAATATAATTCTGTGAAATTAAAATCATAATACATAACAACTTGATTCCCTGCCCCGATTTGTTTAATTTCATTCACAGAAGAATGAGATTTTAATTCAGCACTTCCATAATTCTTTCCAAATCCAAATAGATTAATAAAATCAACTTTTAAATCTTCATTTGAATAAGTTAATTTATTATCGAATTCAAAAGCACTTACTGTACCAACTAGGAAAACCATACAAAATATTAATAACATTATTTTTTTCATTTTGTTCTTGTCCAATTTCTAAAGACCCATGTGATTAAAGCTATGAAAAAAGCTGAAATAAACCAAACCATACTTATTCCAGTAATAAAGCAAGTTGATCTCTTTCCTATTTTTTCTAAGTTACTATCGTCGTCAAAATCTGTTTGATTAAAATCTGTTGTTCCAGGACAATTCAATGCAGGATTTCCTCGAGTATCATCTAATGCTTCTTTAAAAGGATCTATTACTGCAAACAGAGCTAATATAAATACAAATGCTACTGTAAGTATTCCAAATCCTACTGCAAATGATAATTGCCCTTTCTTATTCATTTTATCATAGGTGTACTTTTTAATTTAATTTTTCTTGATCTTTGAATATCAATTACTTCTGATCTAGTATTAAGTCTTTTATTTCTTCTTTCAATTATTGTGAATACTCCAGGTTTTCTCAATGGTGATTTTTTTACAGGTAATCTAAAGGAATCTGCTTTTATGTTAACTCTTTGAATATCTTTTTTCTTTGGAGGGTTATTGCTTGGAACTAATCTTCCACTTGCAGCGAGAGTAGTATCCAAATTTCTTAATAATTTCCTTGTAGCTCTATTTTTTGGTAAGGATTTATCGATAGTTATGAATTTTCCTTTTCTTCTTATTCTAACATCAAAACTTTTTGCTTTAATTTTTATAGGGATTATTTCTTCTAATGGTTTTTTCTTTTTCTTTTTCGGAATAGGAATTTTTGGAAATAATGGAATCTTTGGTTTTATTAATGGTTTTAATTTTTGACCTGTTCTAAAAGATTGTCTTAATAATTGTCTTAGTGCTGTTCTCGATGTTGTTCTTTGTCTTAATAATAATTTTTGTCTGCTTCTTTGTCTAGTCCTTTGTTGAGTTTTTTGTTTCTGTAATAACTTTTGTCTTTGTTTTTGACTAGCAACAATTCTTTGAGCTGATGTTAATCTTGGAGCAGTTGCAATAGTTAATGCAGTGGCAACTCTTTGTGCTTGTTTGTATTTTTGACCTAAAGTTAATTTAGATCTTTCTATTCTTTTTTGATTTCTTGTTTTATTCTTAGAGACTCTTTGTATCTCTCTTAATCTAGCAGGAGTTTGTGCTTGAGCTTTAGGAACAGTAACTGTAATTGGTTTTGTGGGTTTCACCCCTATTTTAGGTAATACTTCTATTTTTGGAAGTTTTAAAATATCTTTTTCAATTAAACCAAGAACAAATGTTTCAAAATTTTCTTTAGCTTGAGTTGTTTTAAGTTTCTTTTTAATTTCTGCTAATATTTTAAGTTGTTCTTTTGTATCTCTAGTTCTAGCTAATCTTTTTTCAATAGCTGCAAGAGCTCTTTCAGCTTCTTGAACTTCACTTTTATCTAATTGTGCTAATTCTCCAAATCTTCCTCCTTCTTTTTTCTTTAAGAATCTTCCTAATTCATCAAACCTAGCTTCTCCTCTCTTCCCTGATGGAACAGCTTTTTTTAATATATTAGCGACTTGAGTGAATTCTTTTTGAGCTTGAGGTAAACTTCTTAATCCTGTTGCAGTAAAACCAGCACCAAAAGAAATTAATCCTATTGTTTCCAATATTGCAGCATCTTGACCTTCTTCACTAAATGTTTTAGCTATACTTATCCCTGCAGCACCTGTTAAAGTTATTACTCCTGCAGTTCCTAAAGCACTTGTTACTCTAGTAAATTTTGTACTACTTGTTAAAGCTGCAGGTAAGAATCTTGCTCCAGCTCCTCTAATTAATGTAACAACTTTTCCTACTACTGCTCCTGCTACAAAACCTTCAGCGACGTTAAAGATTAATTCTGCAATAGGTTCTGCTTGATCTGGTCTAAATTTAAAAACTCCTGTTGGATCTGCTAATGTCTTTTTTAATTTACTCTTTAAGAATTCTTCAGTTCCTATTAATGGTGCAATACCAGTTGAAAGTATTGTTGTTTGTAATGCTTTCCTTAAGTCTTCATTTTTTACAAATCTTAATTCAGGTACACTTTCTTTAATATTTCTTACAAGTTGTTCAATATTTGTTTCAGCAGGTCTAACAACTCCAGGAGGAATTTCAGGAAGAGCAATTTCAACTCCAACAGGTACTTTCAATGGTCTTGTTAATTGAAATCTTATATCTGATACTCCAACTAATGATCCTCCAATTACTATAGGTTCTATTTGTTCTAAAGTTCTACTTTGTTTTGCCAGAGTATCTTCAAATCCTCTTAATTCTCCGTCAATAAATATTGGTGTTAATCCTTTTTCTTCTAATGTTTGTATTTGCTCTTTAATTTGAGATTCTAATACAGCTTCTTTTCCTGCTTCAAATTCTCTAATTAATTTTCTAACACTAGGAGATGCTGCAGGATCTACTACTCCTGTTTGAAATAATTTTTTTGCTTGTTCAAAATCACTTCTTTGTTTTTCTGCTTGTTGTATTTCTTTCTCGACAGATTGAATTTCACTTTCAAATCTCTTCAATTCTCTTTCAACTGGATCTAATGTTTGTAATGCCTCTTGTCTTAAAGCACCTAATCTTCTTTTTTCAAGATCTCTTTGAACAAGACCTTGTCTTGTTTGTGCTCTTACTTGTGCAGTAGTTAATTTAGCTTGTTGAGTCCTTTGTTGTATCTGTTGTCTTTGACTTTCTAATGTTGTTCTCTGTGTTTGTAATTGAGTTTTTGCTTCTGCTACAGTTACCATTTATTTTTCTCCTTTTTTTTTATTGAATATAGTTAAACTCACGAATAAGTTTTTATCGAATCTAATAGTAGGATCAATCTTTTTAATTTCTTTTTTAGAAAGAGGAACTGTTAATTGTTTATTTTTTTTATTAATAAATACTTTTCTAACTATCTTTTTCTTAGCCATAAAAACTACTAGTAGTTTTACTATTTAATATCTGTTAAATTGCAGGACTTAAAAGCCATAAGAGATAGTCTACTATCCATAATGCTCCATAAAAAAGAATAACAATTACAGAAGATTTTAAAGGAAAACTTAAATCTCTAAATCTTATTTTTTCTCTCATGTTATTTTTTAGGTCTAAAAGGAGAAACAATATTTCCTTTCTCATCTCTAGTCCATTTAATACGTTCTCTTTTTATCTCTTCAATTTCTTTGTCAAGTTCTCTTTTATCATTATCTTGTATTTCATCATCTGTGATACTAAAGAAAGTTTTTATTCTTTCTATCATAACCAATCCTTTATTCTTCTCAGAAACTCTGGCTTTTAGTTTAAATACAATATTATCTGCCCAACCCCAATCAAAGAATGTAAGCTTCGCTGTTAGGTGTGGTTTTCTATTTATTTTTTTAAGATTTTTGTTCATATATAATTTATTAGAATAGCTCCAGCAACAACAGCTAGAATACCCCACACAATCATCTGTTTAGTTGTTATCTTATTCTCAAAACCTCCACCACCCATTTTAACAAGTTCAGCATGACGAATTCCTTTAAGAACATGCTCTTCTAATTGTGCAAACTTCTCCCTCATATCCTCTTCCTCCCATCTTTTAGTTCCAAGAGGAAATATGTCCCATTCTCTTATTATTGCTAAAGGAATTCTATCCTTAGTTACTGTATAAATACAATCATATCTTTCATGGTATGTTCTTCCATTGATTGTAAAGAATCCATCCTTAGGTTTTTGGTCTAAAAGTTCAGCATTTCCATTGTTTCTAAGATAGATAATAGCAACATTATCTGGTTTCTTTAGTTTGTTCTTATTAAAAAAACTCTTCCACCAACTAGACTTATCTCTTTTTCCCTTTTTCGCCTCACCGACTAAGTCTTTTTCTTCTTCTAATCTCTTGATTTGTTCATTTCTTATCTCTTGATTTCTTTTATCTTGTTCTTCCTTAAGTGACTTTTCTTCTTTTAACCTTACAAATTCTTCTAAATCTTTCTCTTGTTGTTCCTTTAACTTTTCCTCTTCCTCTATTTTCTTCTTTTTTTCCTCTTGTAGTTTCTTTTTCTCTAGTAACTCTTTTTGTTTCTCTTCTAATTCTTCAATTTCTTTAGCTAATTTTTGTTCTTCTTTATTCATTTTCTCTTATTTTGTTGACCTCCTTTCAGGTTTTCAATATTACCTCTCACTTTCTGCCTTACACTATCTATCTTTTTAGTAACATTTAATTTCATTAAGAATCCATCATTACTCATTCCAGAATCTGTGATATTATGGATCTTTTGTTTGAAATAATCTGCAACCCTATTTTCTACACCCCATAATTTAATATAATGATCAAGATAAAACTTAGAAATATCCTCTAAATCTAGCAAGAATCTAACACTAAATAAAGGTCTACCTAATTCTTCTTGATGTAAAAATGTAGTTCTAACGGTATCTCCTGAGGCGAAAGCAGCCTTGTGCATAAGACTATGTTGATTCTGTTTCTCTTCTGGTTCAGGAGCTCCATACGAATCCTGAAACTCTTGAGAGTTTTGCATCTGATCGTCTAATTGATCTTCAGCCATCTCTTCCTGTAGATCTTGTATTTCTTCTAATTGTTCTTCTGTTAATTCTTGTTCTACCATTTTACATTATATTTCTTTTTTCATTATATGTTTGTTGCCATTTCCCAGTATCTGAATATCTCTCCTTTTTCTCTTTAGTTTTTTGAAACCACTCTCTAGTTTTCTGCGTTAATGGAGAATTTCTTGATTGAAGTTTTACATAAATTATATATCCAAATATTGCAAAGACACTCAAAACTATTAATCCATCTGTTAAAGTCATTTCATTAACCTCCACCCAGATTTTTCAAAATCTTTTATAACATCTTTTGCCAAATCCTCTTCGGTTTTAAGTTTAGATAATTCTTCCATTTCACTTTGATCCATTTGCATTTTCTTTATTTTATCTCTTTCTTTGTCTAATTTATCTAAGTCTATTGTCAATGGTGTGTTCCCTAATTCTGCAGTTAAAAAAGATATAATTCTCCCATTTATGAAGATTCTTCTCAATGCTGCTCCTCTAGTAAAGCTTAATTTTTTCATTATCTTCTCCTTAAGGATTTACCTGATAGAGCTAGGAAGATCCCTACAATAGCACCAAATGAAAGCAACAAAACCCATTTGATAGAAGGTGCAGAAAAAAATATCCATAACTCCAATGGAACAAATAATATTGCAAATTTAATCCAAAACTTTATGTCATACATACTAAGTTCATCCATCCATAATCACCTCCTTTCATTCAAAAAATTCCTCCTCTTCTTGACCTTGTGGTTGGTTAAACCTTTCCTCCTGTTTTTCCCTCGAGAAACTATCTTCTATTAAAAAATAGAATCCTATACCTATAAGTACTGTTCCTAAACTAAGTCCAAATAAATTAGAATGATTAATGAAATTATATCCTGGAAATAAAGTTAAAACACCCATCACCATTAAGATTATAGAACCCATGTGTTTAAGCAAATTTAATCTATCATTAGATAATCCAAAAATAATAAGAATAAATGCTAATGCAATAAAAACAAATTGATTTGGAAATGCTTGAAAAGCTCTTCCATCAGCAGTAATGTCGAAGGTAAAATCAACTACTTGTGTAACACTTCCATCTTTACAAAATCCTCCAACTCTATATTCTCCAAGTTCAGTAGTTAAACTTGAATTTAATGTTAGATTATAAAATGCTAAATTATCTGATTGGGTGGCTTGAGTTCCATTTAAAATTAATAATTCAGTTGGACTAAATATAGAAACATTACATTGTGCTGTACTCGTACAGAAACCAGCGTTAATACAAACTATTTTTAGATCTACTTCTGTTCCTTGTCTAAAAACTAAATCAGCAGAGACTAAGCTAATTAAAAAGATTCCAAAAAGAATCCCTGCAAATATTTTTTTATGTTCCGATTGCATATTGAACGAAGTCAAAATTTACTTCTATTTGTGATGTTCCAACAGATGTAACTCCAATAGCCCATATATCTGTTTTTTCATCAAACTTTAAATTTCCCTTAATAATTCCAGAGATTGGGTTACTTAATCCTTTTAAATCTCTAATAGTTTTTACTGGACTAACTGGAGGAATTATATCGTCAGCATTTTCTCTAAATTTAAATATAATGTCTATTTCTTTTCCAGTATCCATAGTAACTCTAAATGCAGTAATTATTAAATTTTGTCCTGCTGGAACTGTAAAGTGAGTTGTTTTGCTTTGTCCCTCTTCTGCGGGAATTTCTGTTTGGATTGTTGAACTCAAAGCAGAAGTTCCAGTGATTGTTCCTGCATTTGAATTTTTATAAACCCCAACTTCATTAACAGAGAATCTATTTATTCTAATATATTGATTTGTTGTATTTACATTCGTAGTTCCAGAAAGATTTACTATTTCTGAAATCTCTAAGAAAGATCCATCTAAACCTTCAATTAAAACAGAAGTAGCATTTGCTCCTGCAAGAGTATCTCCAACATTATCAGATGAAATTGTAATCAATTCGGGAGCTTGTAAAAATATTAATGTCCCCCCTTGACTTTGTATATCTTCCTCACTTGTTCCAACAGCTAAATTTTGTCCAAACTTATTTCCTGTTTCTTGTCCTACAAGATTTCCTTTAGTTGCTTCTATAAAAAAATCTCTAGTTCTCTCTGTTAATTCAATAACTTGTGTTTGAACAACTTGAGAAAGAATAACAGGAGTTAGAACTAATAAAAATAAAAAAAAAACTAATAAGAAAGGGTGCTTCATCTAAGAAGCCCATCCTTTCATTAATAAATAATTATTGTAACTAAATAAGTCCCACATCTTGTAGACCTCCTACTGCAATATTTACTCCTGCAACCATAATTCCTAATGCAAAGAATAATGTAACTAGAGTTAAAATTGAGGCAGCTGATCCTGTAACATTTCCAGATGTTGCCGAAACAACTTGGTCTGCTACTGAGGGGATTAAGTTAACACCAACAAGGATTGTAATAAATCCTTCAAGTAATCTTCCTAATGCCATTTGTTAATAAAAAATGAATATTTTATCCTCCTCAAATTTACTCAACTCTCGATACTATTTAAAATCTGTTTAAAATAACAACATTTAAATAATATTTTATAGTAATAAACATAGGGAGTTAAGTATGGATGAAGAAAAGAAAGAGATATATATCGATGGGTACTACAGACAGTTATTAGATGATTTCAAAGATGCTGTAGAGAATCATAACACTTCTATTGTCCTTATATTTGATGGAAAGTCAGGAAAAGGAAAAACAACATTGTCAAATCAAACAGGAAATTATTTAGATCCTAATTTTGGTTTAAAAAATATTTATTATGATCCAGAAGAATTCTTAAAAGGATTAGCCAACTCAAAACCAGGAGATTATTATTCTTTTGATGAAGCAATGATCATCTCTTCTCGTTCTGCAATGTCTCAAGTCAATAAAATGATAATCCAAGCAATGAGTATGATTAGAAGTAAGAAAATATATGTAAGTTTTTGTGTAAATGCTGTGTTTGATTTAGATAGAAACCTAGTTTTATCGAGGGCAGATGCTTTACTTCACGTATATGGAGAAGGGCTAGTTCAGAGAGGAAGATTTGCTTCTTTCTTCAAATCAAAAGCAGATCAGAGAGATAGACTAAAAGAATTATACCTAATGGGAAAGAAATTTTATGATTATAGAAAACCAAGAGCAAATTTTATTGGGAGATTCACAAAAGCATTTGTCGTAAATGAAAAAAAGTATGAAGAATTAAAACAAGTAGCTATAAATAAGTTCTTAACCCAAGAATCTACCCCAGCTACTAAAAGACAAAGGTCATACGAAACATTAATATTTAAATTAGTTAGATTTGAAGGTTTTAAGAAACAAAAAGTAGCTGATCTAGCAGAAGTGAACCATGAAACTATCAGAAGAATTACCAAGAAGTTTGAAAACACCCCAGAAATCCCAATTATCCCATAAACATAGAACGCAAAATAAAATATAATACTTAATATGATAGATAATTATAACCAACCAGACCAAGTAGAATGGAATCTCTCCTCTGCAGTAATAGGACAGATCCAAAGCCTCTTAGAGATAAGCAGCAGAGCTTATCTTAATGGTAACCTTAGCAAAGCTTTCTGGTGTCTCAAAGCTTCAAAGTTTAGATTCATACAGAGCTTAAATCCAAAAGAAAGAAAATCATTGAGAAATATGGAAATGAAATTTATGAAAGCCATGAAGCAAAGAAAGAAATCAATGATGGCTTATTTATATGAAGAGTATACGGAGAAGCTTATGGATTATCTAGAAGCTTATGGATATTTAATTCCTAAGAAAAAAGATTCAACTAGAATATCTTAATCATCATTAGGCTTCCAAAGAATCAAAAGTGTTTGATGATCTATGTACTTCACTAAGCCTAGCTTAGTCATCTCTAACAAAATAGAATTAAGATTCTGCCTACCCATTCGGAACACAAGATTAATAACAAGTCTTACTTTCTTAACGGATATTTCATTCTGGTAAGAATTTTGAATTATCTTTTCCATCATTATTTGATATGGTATAGGAATCTTCATTTTGATTTAAATCAAATAAACTAACATTGGAACAAAACGCAACAGGGTCAGAACTCACCTCCTCATAAAATTCCTGATACGTTTCCACGTCGTGAAAATAGCTCCAAGCAATAAACATAAGAATAGCAAACCAAATAAAACTTCTTAAAAAACCATGTCCAAATAATAAGTTTTTATAATTAACTTTATCATTCCATACTGCAGGATGTATCTGCTTGTAACCTTTTCTTGTCTTTTGAATAAACAATCCAGGTTTAATTTCTTCTGTATCTCTCGGTGTTAATACTTTTTTAAAATTCATTTTTTATTTATTTTAATCTTCTTTTTATATATTGGATAAGCGATGCTATAAAAGAAAAAGAAATATATTAATGTGTAAAGTAATCCTATCATTAACATATAAGCAAGTGAGAATGTAATTCTTGATTCACTAAACTTGATTAGAAACAATGGAATTGTTACTGAAACAAATAAGGAAGTCCACTTAGCACTAGAACCAAAAACATGATTTATTATTTTACTTCTTCTCCTCGTTGGAGAGATGTCTTTTTCAAAATCTTCAATGGCTTGTGGTTTTAACAAAGCCATGATGTTGTTGTATTTAATATAAGCACTCATTCCCTGACTATAAGAAACACCCAACCCAAAAATAAAAGCAAAGATGATCCACCAGAAACCTTTGAAGATTAATATAATACATACTATTGTTATCCCTACCATCTGAAAAAAGTGGCTTTGGTATTCTACTTTTGCCAACCTTTCAGGAGGAGGATTCTTCATTGCATGTTTCACTTGTTGTAATTTACTTGGTGTCATCTAAAATATAAAATTTTTACTTGAACTTCTAAACTTATTTTTTCTAGTAATTGATTTGCTATTGTTTTTTCTAAATCAAGGATGAACCTACCCATATCTCTCTCGTAAATCTCTTCATCAAATTCTCCTAGATAGTTTCCAAATCCATTTAGCTTTCCGTTCTTAGCAGTAAAATGATAACTTGCAAAAACTTGTTTCATCTAAACACCTCCTTTTTTATTATTTTCACCATCTCTTTTTTTAACTTGAAATATAATCCAATATTTCTTTCTTTATTTCCTCCTTCATCTTTTTTATTTTTTTATCTCTAATTGAATCTTCAACGTCTTTATTTTTTATCCACTCATAAATGAATGCAAAACCTATGAATATAATTCCGATTATATTTGCTTGAATTAATTGACTAAGATCAAAGTAAACAAAACTCCATCTAATAGTTGCAGCTACTATCATTAATATTCCTGCAGAACCAAGTACTTTAGTTATGAATCTCATTTCAGTTCTCCATTAATAGCCATTTTTATTAATTTTCTAAAATCTGAATTATTAAACTTATAATTATATCCATAACCATAATGTTTCCAAGTAAAAATTAATCTCTTTCTATTTAATATTTCAACACCAATCAATGTTGTTGTAAATCCACTAATTAAATTACCCATCATTTTTGTTTTTCATCATATTTATTTCCAATATGAAACATGATAAATACATAAAGAGCTACACCAATAAGCCATAAAAATTGATCTGAGACATTTGCATTAGTATTCACAAGTATAATCGTTCCAACTAAAAAAAGTGGAATAGTTCCTAGCCAATATAATTTATCTATAGGATTCATTTTAAAATTAAAATTACCTCACCATTTTTTCTCTTAACCATTTCATAGATGCCTGTTTCATTAAAACATTGGTATTCAAAATTACCATAACCAATATTCTTACTTCTATATTCTAAATTATTTTTAAGGCAAAAAGATTCTCTTTCTTCTCTTTCATCCATGCTCTTATTTATAGAAAAGAAAATTGCCCCCACTAATATTGAAATAAGGACAAAAGCTATAATTCCTAGTTTCATTTCTCCTCCCTCCGTTTCTTATAAGGATGTTTTTTTCGTTCTTTTTTCTTGAACTTTTTAGTAGGTCTTCTCTCTTTATCTATCATTATTTAAAATCTTGATGAACTAATTTATTTCCTTTGATCATATTTTGTTCTTTTGTTAACCATTGATGATTTTTTGGAGCAAAAGCTATTTTAATATGTGATAAATTATTAAAATCAAATTTCGATAAAGGTATTACATGATCAATATGATAATTCTCAATATCTTGTGGAAATGGTTTTAAGTGTTCTACAATTTGGGTATAATTAATCCCATACTTCTTTGACACTATTTCTCCACTAGTAGATGAATATTTTTGAAGCACAAACCAAAAACGTGTTCTTAAATTACTTTTAATTTTAAAAGACTTGTCATTTTTCTTTCTTATTCTACCATATCTATTCCTTTCGTTCCTTACATGTTTTATATTATTTTTTACCCATTCTCTATGATTTTCCAATTTCCTTTTTTTTGTTCCTGGTTTTTGCATATATTTAAGATATTTTTGTTTAGCTTTTTCCTTATCTCCATAATACCTCTGTTTATCTCTCTCTTTTCTCTTTTCTATAAACTTAGGATCATTTTTCAATTTATTATGATAATACTCTCTATGATATTTATTTGAATTCTTTTTACTTGGTCTTTTTGTTTTGTCTTTCATTTTAAGATTCCACCCCATAAAATTGTGAGTAAATACACATATCTATTTCTTCTTGGATCATATCATCTTCTAAATCTAAAGTCCATGTTTCATTATCATAACCTATGATATACCATATTTCTTTTTCTGTTCTCATTTTCCATCACCTCGTAATTTTGTTAGGAGTTCATTTATATCAACTTTATCCACTTCACCATACCCATATTCTGAATGCCACTCTTCAATCATCTTGATTATTTCATTTGTTTGTTCCAAAGAACCTAATATCCTTTGATGCAATTCATTATAAGTAAAACTATGTAATGGTTTATTATAATTAGTTACTTTTCTCATCTTCTTTTCCTCTTCTTCTAATTGTTTTATTGTTTTCATTTTGTATTAAACGTCCGTTTTTGAACTTACCTCCTCTTTTCCGTTTTTATGAATAAAAACCTTCCCTGTTTTACTATCCTTTACAGGTAGGGTTTTTTTAGGATGCTTTCTAGGTCTTCCAAGAATTTTTCCTTCTGCTCTTGCTCTAGCTAATCCTGATAAAGTTCTTTCTCTAATCATAGCTCTTTCAAATTCTGCAAAAGCTCCTAACATGTGAATCATTAACATATTTCTAGGGTCTTCATCTAAAATAATATTATCCTTTAAACTTTGAAACCCTGCTTTATGTTGTTGTAATCTTCCTAAATCATAAATTAATTCTTGTAGACTTCTTGCCCATCTATCCAATTTCCAAACTAAAATTCTATCAAAATTCTTTCTACAAGTTTCATCAAATACATGTTTCTTAATTGGTCTTGTTTTTCTAGTGGTTTCTTTCTCTTCAAAAATCTCATATTCCCAATTCATTAATTTAGCATAAGCTTCTAATTCTAAAGTTTGATTCTCTGGTTTTAAATCATCTCTACTTACTCTTACATATATTGCTACTTTCATTTTAAATCATCCTCTGTGATGTTGAGTCTTTCCATCCACTTCCTTATTATTTTATATGCTTCTGATTCTCTAATTGAAGTATTATTAACATCTTCCTTAACCCATTTGATTGCTTCTTTTTTTAGTTCTTCTTTGATAGTTTTACAAATAGGATTAGGATTATTTACAAACTTCAAATCCTTCAAAGTTTTAAGTTCTGTCATTTTTTACTAATTTATTATAAATTTTAGTTAATTTTTCATGTCTTTCTAAAATACCATTAATTGTTTTTATTAGTTCTTTAGCATTTTCTTGACTTATCACAAACTGAATATTTCCTTTACCATATGTATAAAATTCTAAATTAACTTTATTTTCATTATATTCTTTCTTTGCCCATACCTTTGATTTATTTTTAAATTCATATGTCATCTTAGGTTTTCTCCTGCGAGTTTGTTTCTTCTTGCCAATATTGTTCTGACAAAAGCTCCTTTCCTGCGAGTTTGTCAATAACTCCTTCCACATCTAAAAGGATATCGTTTGCTTCATCGTCGGTATACATATGGATATCTTCCTTCAACTTCTTGATGAATTCTTTTTTCCATTCTTCATGTTGTATCGTTGCTAGAGTTTTTATGAAGTCTTCAAATTCTTTTGTTCTTAATGACATCCTAATTGTATCTCTTATTTCATCGAAGAACTTTGTCTCATTTAAATTGAAAGTGCCAATAGGATTTGCCGTTTTAAGATTACTCGAGTTCTTAAGCACTTTTTCATCTCCATATTGACTATGAGCGCCAGAGACTGTCAAAGGGTTCCCGTCGGAAGAGCGGGGTTCCTCTGGCGTGTCCTCCGATATATCTCCAGCTTCCTCAGCTAAAGGACTATGAGTGCCAGAGTTTATCTTCCTTTTGGAGGCGAGGCTCTCTGGCTTGTCCTTAGTTTGTTTCAAAGCTACCGATTTGTCGGACTGAGGACTATGATCTTGATCTTTGCACTTTGGACATAATGCAATTACATTTGTATTAAATTGTTCTCCACACTTCCACCAAATACCTTCTTCTTCAATACCATCATCATCCATATAAACATCTTTCCCACAACCTTTTTGATCTTTCATTTTGATAACTCCCTATATAATATTAAAGCAGATTCTTCTGTAAAACATTCTGCTATTGTAATAAACATTTTTTCATCTCTAGCTGTTCTCCTGCATACTAGCCAGACCTGATCTCTCCTGCAATAGTTAATTATGTATTCGTCTTTCATTCTTTTACCTCCACTAAAAAATAATGCCAAACTAACCAACAAACAAACCATTCATCATCATCTCTATCAAAATCTTTTGTTTGTGTTACTGTTCCAAGATATTCTGCCCCTTCTGGTATTGTTGCTCCTGTTGGATATTTATATATTTTTTTCATTGTTCTGGATTTACAATTTTATTTTTATTTGGTTTGAGTTTTTTTACTCCCCCTTTACTCTCAAAACATTTTCTGCATAATTTTCCATAACATGATTTTTTACACTTTTTACATTTCTTGTATTTCTGAGGATGTTGTCTTTTTTTCATTATAATTTTAGATCCTCCTTTGCCCTATCTTCTGCTCTTTCCCAATTTGATTCTATCCAAGATTTAATTATTATTATATAAATCAGATAGAAAAAAGCTAAAAATATTCCTACAATCATTAGAGTAAAAATTGAAAGAAAAAACCCAACTGCAAATATATTTGTTATATAACTAGGATTTTTATCATTACCAATATTCATTCCCTCTGGATTAAATTCAAGATATACTGATCCAACCATAAATATTAAAAAAATAACAAGTAAAATTCCAATTAAAATAAATATAACTTCTCGTGTTTTTTGTTCCCAAAAGTATTTTCTCTTTAAATTCTCTAGTTTAATTTCATCTTGTTGTTTCATTTTTTTTATAATTTTCTAATCCAAACTTTCTTTCATACTTACTCCAAATTTTTATTCTTTCAAAACATGAAAGTTCCCTACAACATTTTTTACAAAATGTATTTATTGCTTTTCCTTCACATCCCGGGGTTACACATTTTTTCATTTTTAATCATGAACCCTGTGGAAAAAGAGGAACCTTAAACCACAGGGTAAAGGAGGCAAAGCGGTTAAGCAATGCCATTATCGCTGTAAAACGATAACTATAATTTTAATAAGCTTTAAAACACAGATAATTTCCATCAAGCTCTGTATCAACTTCTTTTCCTTCTAATTCTTTCAAATTTTTTGAATTTGTTTTCTCAAGAAAAATAGCTAAAGCAGATCCCTTTTGAATGTTCTCTTCCTTATCCAAATTGTACCATAATCCAGTTGTTTTAACAGCTTTATCTCTAAGATAACTAACTGATGAAATTGTAATTGATTCTTCCTTATCTGGATGTTTGACTAAACAATTAACTTTCAAGTTCTTTTTTTCACCAACTGGTAAAACTTTAACTTCTACAATTTTTACTTTTTCTGGTTTCAGGCTTAACATTTCTGGTTCGATTGTGCCTATTTCTTTTTCAAGTTCTGTTTGTGTTTCCATTTATATACCTCCTGATTTAATTAACATTTTTAATTTACCACCCCAATTTATAGAGAAAGTCAACACCAAGAAATAACCAAGACCTACAATATAAAAAATTTCAAAAAGTAATGGAAGTTCTTGTAAGTAAGATTGAAAAAATCTTGTTAGGACTATTGCTACACTCCCAAAAAAACCAAATACAAACATATTTAATATTGTTTCAAGAAAGGAATATGTTTGTTGTTTTTTCTTAGCCATTTTAATTAATATTTATCCTTTTTTTTAACCTCTTCTTCTAATCTCTGAATCATTTTCCTTAATTCAGAATTATTTTTAGTGAGCCACATTTTATTTTTATCAGCAAAAAAACTTCCTGTTCTTTGACTTCCAGATTCAAATTCTTTAACCCAAACTATTATTCTTCTATCAAATATCTTTACCTCTTCTGATTTTTCTCTTTTAACTTTTCCTAATGAGCTTGTACTAGGAACTTTTTTATCTCTATCTCCCATTTTAATTAATGTACATAAGGATCTCCATGTTTCCTCATTTGTGATTTCCTAATTTCTGCTGATTTAATTCTCTCCCTCTTGAGAGCTTGTTCATGGAATCTTCTTGCTGATTCTCTTTCATAAATTTGTCTTGCCATTTTTAATTGTGTTCTAATTCAAGCATTTCTTTTTTTTCTTGAAACTCTTTTGATTTTGCCATTTTGTTTTTCAGTATTTTCTTTATATAATTTAGCATTTAACTTAATCAGATCTGAATTAAACCTTTTCAAATAACGATTTAATCTTTCATGTGAATCTAACAAAGGATTTACTATTAACATGTGAAGAAAAAAGCCACTAGCAACTCCAAGAACAAATAAATTAATAATAGATGGTTTTTGAATTATTACAATAAAATTAAATGTAATAATTAACATCCAAAAGATTAAAAGAACATCTCTAATTTGTTTATGATTCATTTTTTCTCCTCCTTATAATTTGAAACAATCCCTTGTGAAATAAAATAAGATGCCAAAATAGCAAACCCAATCATCAACAGAGATAATACAATATCTCCTAAAGCTTTTATGGTACAACCATAAATTCCCTTACAAATAGTTAAGGAAGTTATTGAATCAAGTAAAAAGGAAATGCCTAAAATAGATAGAAAGAGAAGAGTAAATAAGCTTGTTGATAATGATATTACTTTCTTTTTTTCCTTTTCTGTCCTTCTTATTAATATTTTCTTATCCTTATTCATTTTTTCTTTTTCTCCAATCTTTTTAACATTTTTCCCATGCGATCAATTTTATGATTGTTCATAATAACTCCAAAAAGAATTACTCCTAATAAGGAAGTAATCATAGCTAAAGCAGTTCCTATTGAAAGAAAGGATATTAGAAATACAAGAATCGCTGGAAATAAAATCATCATCCAAAAATCCCCATGTGATAATTCTTTAAATTCTGGTTTACTCATTTCCTCTTCCTCCTCTTACTCTTAACTAATCTTTCAATATCAACTTGATCTCCATCTTTGAATTTCAAATCCTTCATGTCTGTTACTGTTAAAGGTATAACAAACGTATTCCCATATTTCTTTATTTTTCTTAATCTCATTTTATTTGTTTATTTTCTTAACAAATTCTTCTACTAAAATCCCTGCTTTTCTTGATATAAGAAAACCATTCTCAATACAATATTCTTTAAATTCATCCCATATAGCTTCATCAATTCTAAGTGTGAAATTAATCTTTTTCATTTCCATTCCTATTTATACAAAATATAGTTTATAAATGTTTTGTCTTGTTAAATGACTACTTAAAAAGAGTTCTAAATCTTTAAATAATAATAAAATAATTATTCTTGTATGGATCATGGATCATTAACTCAATACATAGGAAAAAAGGTAAAACTAGTTCTTGATAATGGTTTTTGGTATAAGGCAAAAATCCTTGATGTCAATGAAGATTCTGTAACTTTTATTGAACTTAAAGGAAATACTGTTTCTGTTCATCCATCAGTAATAATGGTAATTGAGGAGGTGTCAGAATGATGAGACAATGTGAAAAATGTTGGGAAACTTATGATACAGAGAAAAGAGGAGCTAATGAATACTTTTGTTCAAAATGTAATAATAAAAGTGTAGAGGATGTTAATGATGGTATGGATTGAAGAAAAGAGAGATATTTATACAGAAGAACCTGAAGAACCAAAAAAAAGGAGAAGTAGAAAGGAAAAAGAAGATGACTCCACTATTTTAACAAGGAGGGGGCAAATAGAGCATTTCTGGGAACAACAACCTTTCTTTTATGATGAAAGTAAAATATTTTGGTTGTGGGATTTAGAAAATAAGAAATGGATATTAAGTGATGAAGTTAATTTTCTAAATTCTATCCAAAAGAAACTTGGTGTTGAAACCATTGAACCTAAAGTAAAAAATGAATTGGTTGAAGGATTTAAACAAATTGGAAGATTACATAAACCAAAACCAATAGAAAAATCATGGGTTCAATTTAAAGATAAAATATATGATTTAAAAAATGATAAAAGTTTTGAGGCAACTCCTGAATATTTCGCTACAAATCCAATTCCATGGGATATTGGAAAAAGTGAAGATACCCCCACAATAGATAAATTATTTTCTGAATGGGTTGGTAAGGAATATAAACAAAATCTATACGAAATAATGGCGTATAATATTTGCATCGATAAATTTATGCAAAGAATCTTTGCTTTATGTGGTGGGGGTTCAAATGGAAAAGGAACTTTTATAAAATTAAATTATAGATTTCTAGGAAAAGATAATTGCGTTTCAAGTGAAATAAAAGCATTATCTGAAAACGTATTTGAACCTGCTGTTTTATATAGAAAACTTCTATGTGTTATGGGTGAAGTTAGTTATGGAGATTTAAAAAATTCAAATCAACTAAAAAAACTAGGAGGAGAAGATCTAATTTCATTCCAATTTAAAGGAAAAACTCCTTTTACAGATGAAAATACAGCTACTTGTATTTGTTTAACAAATTCTTTACCTTCAACTCCTGATAAAAGTATAGGTTTTTATAGAAAATGGTTAATAATTGATTTTCCAAATCAATTTAACGATGTTAATAAAAATTTAATTGAAGAAATTCCTAAAATAGAATTTAATAATTTAGCAAAAAAATGCTTAAAAATATTAAAAGAGATATATAAGAGTCAAAAATTTACAAATGAAGGGGATTTTGAAGAAAGAATGAAAAGATATGAAGAAAGAAGCAATCCTGTTATGAAATTTGTTGAAGAGAATTGTGAGGAAAAATCTGGAGAATATTTTATTTTAAGAGAATTTACAAATGAATGTAATGAATATTTAAAATCTAAACATCTAAGGATAATGACAGCTAACCAAATTGGAAAAATATTAAGGAATGAAGGGTTTACTGTTGGAAATAGAACTATAAATAATACTAGTTCTGTTGTTATCCTTAACTTAAGACTATTAAAACTACTAGAACTATCCAAAAGTAAAACTATACTCTATAAGGAAGCTAGTGGGAAAAATCATAGTTCTGGTAGTTTAGATAGTTTTGATGAAAATCAACAAAATGATGAAGGAAATGCTAAATTATTTTAAAAATGTTCAAATGAAAACAAATACAATAATTCATGGTGATTCAATAGAAATGTTGAAAACACTTCCAGAGAAATCAATTAATATGTGTATGACTTCCCCTCCTTATTGGGCTTTAAGAGATTATGGTGATGGAAATTCACAGGTTTTGGGAGGAAGAAAAGATTGTGAACATGATTTTAGAATTATTGAAAATAAAAATCCAAATGATAGGGGGGGAAATTCCCAATTTGATGATAAAGGAATTGGTGCATTTATGGGTGAAGAAGTAACGACCAAACCAAATCTTTCAGGTTTCTGTAATAAATGTAATGCTTGGAAAGGACAACTTGGATTAGAACCAACATTTGATTTATATATAAAACATCTTTGCGATATATTTGATGAAGTTAAAAAAGTTCTAAGAGATAATGGAACTTGTTGGGTGAATCTTGGTGATA